GTGACCGGGGTGGTGGCGGACACGTCGCGGATCGCGGTGATCCCGACGATGTACAGGGTGGGGAGGATCAGGGTCTGGGTGGGGCTGCCGTTGACGGTGAGGGTCTCGGTGGCCTGGGGGGCGATGTGCCAGCCGCAGTCGCCGCGGAGGGCGGCGACTGCGGCGTCGACGACGGCCTGGGTGAAGGGCGCGCCGGGGTAGTCGGCGAGGTCGGCCGGATCAGCCAGCGTGTTCGTCATCCCGCTCGCCGTCTTCGTTGCAGAATCCGCACGGGATGCGTCCGTTCCTGGCGCTGCGCCGCTCTTCTGGGTAGTTCGGCTGCCAGTTCTGGTCTTCTACCCAGCCAGTGCCGCCGCACGAACAGACCGGCTTGCAGACGAGGTAGTCGGCGCGGCGCACCTCGTTACCCTGCTCGGGATGCCATGTCGTGAAGTACGTGTGCGCGACCTCCCAGCCGTAGCCGAGCTCGGTGAGGAGTGCCTCGAGGTCCTCGCGCTTGTAGTAGCCGTAGATGTCGTGGCACTCGACCAGCAGCGCCGGCTTGGTCCGCTCGAGCAGGCCGGCCATGCCACGCAAGGCGTGGAGGTCAGCGCCCTCAACGTCGAGCTTGACCAGGTCGAGCCGGTCCTGATCGGCGAGCGTGGCGGCGAGCGGCTCGGCCAACACACGGAGGCCTTGGCCATCCCAGGGCAGGGTACGTGTCGATCCGCCCTCGATCTTCCCGTTCGGATCGTCCAGTTTCAGGGTCGTCGGCTCATCCCATGCAGCGATCTCCAGGATCGCGATGTTGGTGATGTCGTTGAGAGCACAGTTGCGGCGCAGCGTCGATGCCGTGTCCGGGTTGGGCTCGACCGCGATCACCTGCGACGCCCGGCCCGCGAGCCGCAGCGCCCAGTGACCGACGTGCGCGCCGATGTCGAGGAACACGCCACCCTCAGGCAGCAGCTCTGTTGCGATCGGCAACAGCTCAGCCTCATGGCTGGAGTACGCGACCCAGTCATCGCTGGCTTCGCCGCGGTCCAGCCACAACAGCCCGTCTGCTTCCCGCACCGACGGCTTCGGCACGGCCACCTTCGCCGGCTCCTCGCGGCGCTTCTCCAAGGCAGCCTCCAGCCGCTCCAGCGCTGGCTTCCAGTACTCCTGCAGCACCCGGTCGGCGTCGTAGTCCTGCGCGAACGCCCACGCCCGCGCCGACATGTGCTTGTCGCCCCGCGCCGCGTAGGCCTGCTCGTAGGCGTCGACGATCCCGGAGATCAGTGGCCGCCGCGCCCACGCGCCCTGCGAGTCGTGCCACATCGGCTCACCGGGCACCTTCCACCCGGCGCCGACGAGCTCCGGCATCGCAGTCGTGTCGGTCACGACCACCGGCGTACCGCAGGCCTGTGCCTCGACGATCGGGATCCCGAACCCCTCGCCCCAGGAGGTGTTCGTGAGGATGTCCGCGGCCCGGTAGATATCGGCGACCTTGCCGGCGTGCATGCCGATCTTGTAGGCGTACTGGTCGGTGAACAGGTAGGAGTCCTTCGGGAAGTCCGACAGCAGGCGCCGGATGTCGACGCCCTGGGCGTTCGTGACGTCGGTGTGCAGCGCGAGCACGGCGTCGGGGTGTTTCTTGCGGAGCTCACCGAACGCGAGGATCTGTTCGTAGAACGCCTTCCGGGCGCCGTCGCGGCCGACGTTCGCGGCGACCATCGCGACCACGAACGCATCCTCGGGCAGCCCGACCCGTTCCCGCGCCTCGGCCTTGTCTCCCGGCCGGAACACGTTGGTGTCGATGCCGTGCGGCACGTATAGCGGGTCGAGTCCGGCTCGCTGGAGCGCGGCTTCGCCGAACCGGGACATGGCGATCGGGACGGCGCCGATGTTCACGAACCAGTCGGCGACCATCGGCGGAACGTCCTCATGGTCGACCGGCACCCACGCCGCGACGTTCATCTCGGACAGCAGCGGCTGCGTGAACGTCCACACGTCGCCGAGGGTGATGATCAGGCCCTGGTCGGCGACGTCGCGGAACGAGACGCCCTCACCGCCGCCGCCGAAGTGGTCGACGGCGTGGGGAATGATCGTATCGGTGCCGTACGACTTGCCGTAGGCCGGGTAGACCTTGATCCCGCGCCATTGGGACATGAAGCCCTGGATCCCGTAGTAGGCGGAGATCGCGAGGTCGTGGCCCATGTCCTTGATGCGGGGCGCGAATGTGGCGGTCTGGGCGCCGTAACCCGAACCCACTGAGGGATGCACACTGTGCCACAGGATGCGCATCAGTCGGCCACCCGCTCAGGCCAATGCCAGAAACCGGCAGCGTCGCCCTGTGCCCGGCTCGTCGCCCAGTAGCTGCAGTCGCCGTCGAGGAAGACTTGGAGGTTGACGTTCTCGCCGCTGCCCCAGATACGCACGATCAGCGCCGGGTAGACGTCGCCGATCGAGGCGATATTGCAGCTCGACCGGTCCTGGTGCTTGGACTGGATGAACGCGACGTCGCCCTCTGAGAGCTTGTAGTGGACGATGCGCCCAATGCTCGGCTTCACTCGGCCACCGCCAGGGCGATCTCTTCGCGGAGCCGGTCGGCGCCCCAGCGGCCGTCGACCTTCACGCCAGCGGCCTCCGCGTCGGCGCGCAGCGCGTCGAGGTCATCTTCGGCCGGCGGCTCCTCGGCCGGCGGCTCGGATGGGGGCTCTTCGCCCTCGACCGTGCCGGCGTCCCCGTAGTGCACGGCCTGTCCCGACACGATCAGGGACTTCGCCATCGCGACCATGCCGTCGTCGTCGTCATCGATCTCAGAGACCGTGTCTTCGCCAGCGGCATAGACCCGGCCATCCAACGTACGAGCGTTGATCTGCCTCGTCGTCTTGATCCTCATGAAAGACCCCGCAGTGAGTAGTCGACCGGGACCGGCGACGCGTTGGTGTTCTGGATGCGTACTCGGATGTACGCCGAGGCTGGCTTGTGGGTTCGCGTGGTTGCTGACAGCAAGAATTCCTGCACGACGGTGCTTCCGTCGATTGATTCCTGGACGTAGTGGTTCATGCCACTACCAGCCAGGTAGGTGCTTGCGAACACGACCTCGCGTGCACCGAAGGTTGTGCACCAAGCGCCGAACCCGTCGCTCGATGCTGGAATGGTCACGCTGTCGGCGTCGAGAATGTCCGTCTGCGGCATAGCAATTTTCCTTCCGTAGGTCCCCTATCGGACGGTGAACCCCACCCCGCGCAGGGCCACGGGGGACCAACCCCGCGCGGGATGGGGAGCGATGATCAGAGCAGGTACTTCGCGAACGCGGCCGGGCGCATCACGTCGCCACCCACCCGCATCCGGAACAGGAACGCGACCAGGCCCAGCTCGGCGTACCGCTCGTCGAGCCGCTGCACGGTGATCCGCTGCCGGTCCGCGATCAGGTACCCGAGCGACACGTCACCGAAGATCACCGACGGGTCCGTGATGCCCGTGGAGGCCGACATCGACGGCAGGCCCTCGAGCGTGTAGAACGACTTCCCGAACAGGATGTCGGGCTGGCCGGCCAGGTTCGACGGCTGCCACAGGTAGTTGCTCGTGGAGTCCTTCAGCAGCGCGATCGACTCGGCGGCGTCCGAGCTCGCGAAGTACGCGCCGTTCCCGCGGAACCTCGACGGCACCCGGTACTGCAGCGACTTCAGGTTGTCTCCGGTCGGCGTGCTCGTTCCTGCCGCGGTGACGGCCTGCGTGATCTGGTTGCTCGCCGCGGTCGCCCGGGCGGCCAGACCCCACGGCTTCGACACACCGTTCCCGGCGGCGAACGCGTCATCCTCCATCATCGCGGCCTGCTGCCCGACGATGTCCTGGATCAGCGCGATCAGGTTCGCGTCGGTGTCCATCCGCTCGTCGACACCGATCCGCGACATCGCGGTCAACTCCTGCACCTGGACCGTGTCGACCGGGGTGTTCGGGACGACGTTCGCGTCGACCGTGGTCGCGGTGAGCTCGAGCTGGCCCCAGCCTGCGGTCGCGCCGGTCAGCGACCGCAGATCGACGGTGTTCGACGTCGTCGGCCGGACCGTCGGGCCCGCACCGCGGAACACGCCGAGGTGCGGCAGCGTCTTGAAGATCGGGCCCGCGATGTCGTGGGGCACGATGACCTGACCGGTCGCGTCCTCGACGAGCGCGGCCTTCTCCGCGACGTCGAGCGCGTCGAACCACTGCTGGCCCTTGACGCCGGTCCGCATCGCCTTCGCGAACAGTTCCTGCTCGCGGCGTTGCGCGATCTCGGAGAACTGGGCCCCGTCGCCGACCTTCGCGGCCGCGGCGCCCTCGGCGGCCAGCGCCGCCGGGACCTGGTCCGGGTTCGCGGCCCACGACTCCATGTCGTCCTGCTGCTTCGCCAGATCGGCCAGGCCCTTCAGCCGCTTCGCCTCGGCCAGCAGGTCAGCGACCTTCTTCGCGTGCTCGCCGGGGATCTTCGTGATGTCGGGGTACCGGTCGTTGATGGTGCGGGCCAGAACGAGGCACTGCATCGCCTTGTCGACGAGCTCCTTCTGGCGGGTCTGAGTCGTCATGACTCGCTCCTGATCTCAGCCTCGAGGGCTGTCAGTTCGGACTGGGTTTTCGCCG